GTAATCTACAGGTTTGATAATGGTTCATTAGTTAGGTTCTTGGGAGCAGATGATGGTTCAGGTAAGTTGCGTGGTATGAAACAAGACATCGTATTCATCAACGAAATCACATCAGTATCACAGGAAGCGTTCCTTCAGTTAGACATAAGAACCAGTAGGTTCATCATCGCAGATTACAACCCAAGTGCTAGTGAAGATTGGTATGTGTATGACTTGGAAGAAAAACCCGACAACCAACTAATCATTTCAACCTACAAACAAAACCCCTTCCTTGATGATAGGATTGTAAAATCTATTGAAGGTCTTAAAGATATTGACCCTGAAATGTATGAAGTTTATGCGTTGGGTAAGAAGATTAAACCCCGTGAAACAATCTTTATCAACTGGGAAATCGTAAAGGAAGCACCAAGATATTCCAAGATGTTAGGTGTTGGATTGGACTGGGGTTATTCAAGCGACCCTTGTGCGTGTGTGTGGGGACTTATCAACGAACCCGATAATATAATCTACCTGAAGGAAGTATTCTATGAAAGGGGATTGTCTAGTGATGATATATTATTCAAGATGAAAGAAGGGGGACTACAGAAGACCTTTGAGGTTATTTGTGATAGTAGTGAGCCCCGTATGATTGACGAAATCAAGAAGGGTGGATATTCCAAGGCTCGTGGTGTAAAGAAGGAAGCAGGGTCAGTCCTGTATGGTATAACCGAAATGAAGAAATACAAACTACAGATTGACGCATCATCAACCAACCTGATAGAAGAATTGAAGAACTACAAATGGTTCAAGGACAGGTCAGGAAACATCACATCAAAGACAACAGGTGCCGACCACTTGATAGATAGTGCCCGTTATTTGATTACGGAAATGACCCATAAGCCAAAAGTGAAATATAGTTTTATGTAATATGATAGATTTAAGATTAGGAAATTGTTTTGATTTGATAAAAGAACTACCCAATAATTCAGTTGATTTAGTAATAACATCGCCACCATATTCCAACATATTATCTTATGGTAAGAATGTATCAATTAAAAAACCTGATGAATATGTGGATTGGATACTACCATTATTTACAGAAATACACAGGGTATTAAAACCATCTGGTTCATTCATATTGAATATAAATGATAATTGTGAAAATGGATACAGGAGCACTTATGTCTTTGATTTGATTTCAAGGAACAATAAAGAAACCCCGTTAAAGTTATATGATGTTTTAACTTGGTATAAAAAGAATGGATTACCAAATGGAAGTAGAAAAAGATTTAGAAACCAAACTGAATATCTATTTCATTTTTGTAAGGACGCTAAACAGATGAAGTTTTATATGGATAGGGTATTAGAAGAACCAACAGAAACCACAAAAAAAAGATATGAAACCCCCAAATATAATAGTCAGGGTGAAGTGATTGATGGGGTTAGGAATAGAAAGAAAGAAGTGTGGGTTAGAAGGACAAATATGAAGGTAGATGATAATGGTAGTAAAGACCCTGATTTAGTTAGAAGGGAAGTCCCTGAATTAGTCCGTCCTGATAATGTGTTTAGGTTTCCAACAGCGTCAGCATCAAGGGATAATGAAGTAAGACACCCAGCACCATTCCATAAAGATTTACCCACATATTTTATCAACTTACTAACAGATGAAGGTGATACTATCCTTGATGTGTTTTCGGGAATTGGAACTTCTGGTTTGGGTTGTGTAAATAGAAACTACATAGGATTTGAGTTAAACCCAGTTTATTTAGAATATAGTAAAAAAAGATTAGGTTATGAAAATTAAAAGATTAGGAAAGAATTATGATTATGACTACAAGTCAATCATTATGAAAGGTGAATACCATAAGATGCTGAAAGAACTGGCAGAAAAAGAAAATAAACCATTAGGTAAGATGATAAGTATATTAGTAAAACATTATGAAAGTAGTATTAGGTAAAAAGGAATATGGGATATTACCCATCACGATAGAGCAGTATGAATTACTGAAAACAAACCCAGACATCAAGGCAACAGAATTGATTACTATGATGACTGGTGCTCCACTTGAAGAAGTTAAACAAGCACCCTTTACCCAAGTGTCCTTCGTCGCAAAGATGTTGATGACTGAATGGTCTAACACAGATACAACACCATTAGAATTGGTTATTGATTTCAAGGGTAAGAAATACGGGTTGATTAAACCATCATTATTATCGTATGAAGAATGGATAAACTTGGAAGTGTTTATGGCTGAAAGTCCTTTGGATTTAACCAAGTTGGCAACCCACTTATACAAACCATTATCATCAAACAAAGAAGGTGATGAAAGGGAACTAATCCCCTATTCATTAGACGAATGTATTGGTCGTATGAATGACTTTAGACAATTCCCAATAACACATTTGTTTTCAGCCCTTTTTTTTTTAACAACTTTCGTTCAGGAACTTACGAAACTTTCCCTATCATCTATGGCGATGAAGGCGACAGAGAACAGGGTAAAAGACAAAACAAAAATAAAGATACTACGCCAGAAGAAGTCCAACAATCCGTAGTTGATTTTTATTATCAGTCCCTTATGTTGTGCGCTCAAGACGATATACTAAAGGTAAATCCTGTGTTAAAACTTGAACTATATGAGGTATTATCATATTTATCGTATAGGTTAGACAAGGCAAATAAAGAAAACCAAAGAAACCAAAAATCTATACAATAATGACTATAAAAGATGTTATACAAATATTCGCAGTATTCACGGCTCAACACCCAATATTACGAACTTTCAGTTGGGGTAATCTAGCAGATTATTCAAGGGACGATTATATTACAAAGTATCCTGCGTTCCACGCTGTTCCACAGCCTTCGTTGATTGAAAAGAACTACGCAACATTTAACTTCAACATTTTAATTTATGACCTGTTGAATGAATATGTAGATGGAGACCCAATCAATTCTAACCAGTTGGATAGTTTGTCTTTATGCCAAGTTATTCTAAATGACTTCTACGCATTCTTTACAAACCAACTTACGACTAGTGATTTCTTCTTGAATACGGCTGTGAATTACACACCCTTCGTTGATAGATTTTCCCAAGATGTTTGTGGGGTTGAAGCGGTCATTACAATCACCGCCGAACAGACGGCTTGTATCCCTGTGTTTATCCAAGAACAATTCTACTTATTGTTCCAAAACGGGTCTATATTCACGACTGAAGGTGGAGACCAAATCTTATATCAACAACAACCATAAAAAATATTAAATAAAAAATAAAATGTCTAATTTAACAATAGCACAATTACCAGAATGGACGGGGAATACCGAAGGGTTTTATTTACCCGCAAACAATTCAGGTGAAACAACAACATACAAAATAACAAGGGAAACTTTGTTTTCAGGTGCGTCAGGAACTAGTGGCACATCGGGGACTTCTGGCACATCAGGAACTTCAGGTTCATCAGGATTAGGTTTCAACTATCAGGGTGGTTGGCAGAACAACATAACTTACTACCTAAATGATGTTGTATATTACAACGGGTCATCTTGGGTGGCTACAACAACAATAGCATCAGGACAGAACCCACCTGATACAAACCCAGATTGGGACGAATTGGCTATTGCTGGTAGTTCAGGAACATCAGGAACTAGTGGTGTATCAGGTAGTTCAGGAACAGACGGAACTTCAGGGACATCAGGTATAAATGGAACTAATGGTTCAGCGGGAGCCGCAGGAACATCAGGAACTAGCGGAACATCGGGACAATCTAATAGTGTTTATTCGGGTGGAACTTTGGTTGTAAATGGAGCAACAATCTTAAACTTTAGTGGTGCTACAATCACCGACGCAGGTGGGGGACAAGCAAACATTACCATAAATGTTCCTGCGGGTGTATGGCAAGCAGGAAATGCTGTAAATAGTATAGTTCCTTCATCATACCCAACGGCTTCTGGCACAACATCAGCAACAACTTATAGTAAAAACATTACTTTAACAAACACGATAGAAATAGTGCCCGATGGATACACTAACACAATCAATAGAAGCAAACTAAATGGTGGTTCTTTTGTAATGGGTATAAATAATGTTATTACTGGTGGAGCAAATGATAATCAGTTTCAAGGAGGACAAATTGTAGTAGGAGCACATAATAATATTACAAATGTAAATTATGGTAGAGCATCGGTTATTCTTGGAGCGTTTAATAGTATAAGCGGACAATATGGATTTATTCAAGGTGATAATGGTAGTATTGGTGGAAATTACAATTTTTTAATATCACAAAACAACAAACAAATTGGAAGTGGAAACTATAACTTTTGTGGTGGTGGATATGGTGGTAGTATTCAAGTTGCGGCTGGTTGTATTTTATTTGGTGATACTTCAAGTATTATAGGAGCAGGGGACTTTAATAGACACTTTGGTTCTAATGGTAATATCACAACATCGGCACACGCAGCAATCTTAAATGGTTCAGGACACAATATTACATCATCAAATAATTCAGCAATTATTGGTGGAACAGGAAATACAATATCATCAAAAGCAAATGCGGTTATGATAGGTTGTATAAATAGAACCGCTATTATACCTGACGCAACGCATTTGGAAAAACTTGTTCTTATGACCCCCCTTACAGAATATTCTAATAACGCAGCGGCTAAAGCAGGTGGATTATTGGACGGACAATTATACAGAGACAATAGTGGAGCAGTCCATATTGTATTTACATAAAAAAAATAAAATAATATAACATATAGAAAAATGGAAACAACAATCATTCAATTAAAACCCCTTCCTTATTACATAACTGAATTAGAAATACATAGTATATCTTTAAGATTAGATAAGGGTGCTTACATTCAATACATCTTAAAAGGTGATTTATTACAGATAAGTAATACATTAGAACTTACCCCTGAAGAATACGCAGCGTGGGGAACTGACGACAACTACATCGTAGATTTATTGATGAATAAATTAGGTGTAGAATTAGCATAACAACTTCAACGGGGATATGTCTAAAACATATCCCCTTTATTGATTATGGAAGAAGAACTATTGAACCTGATTGGTGAATACTTGGTTAAACAAGTAAAGGAACTTATCCTTACACCAAAACCAAGATACACCAAGATTGGTAATATGTTGAAACCAAGAAGCCCATATAATTTTAAGGCAACTGGTTCATTATACAATTCTGTATCGTATATTATTAGGGACGGGGAAATAGATATTCTAATGGAAGATTATGGGGTTGATTTCGTATTTGGTGAAGGTTCTAAACCAAGTAAAAGACCACCAATAGCACCGATTGAAAAATGGGTAAAAGCCAAGATTGGATTATCAGGAGCAGCCGCAAAGAATATGGCATTCGCCGTAGCAACAAATCTAAAGAAAGTGGGATACAAGGGATACAGAATATTTACAGATGAGTTCCAAACTGAAACTGGTAAGTATGTTGAAACTTTATTAGAACAACCACAATATCAAGAATTAGTATTAGGGGACATCTTTGATAGAATAAACATATTTGGAACACAACAATATAATTTAACATTAGGATAATGATTACATTTTTATCACAACCAGAAACAATACAGCCAGTTTATTCTAACTTGGTTTATCAATTTATATCAACAGCAGCAACAGACCCGTCATTATACAAATACAGATATGTTGTAAATGTTTATACACAAGAAGGACTAATAGCCGAACTTAAAATAACACCTTCAAGTCAAGGGTGGGGACAGATAGACCTTTCCCCAATTCTATTGAACTACACATCATCTAAACCCGTAAATATAGGGTGTTCGGGTGATACAGCAATTCAAGGAGCAGCGTGGGGTTATTTAAGAAACAATATGATTATCTACGACATCATCGTAGGTGAAGAATACGCAACAACATCAACAGGTGCCGTAGTCATTTATGATGGTAATGGTAATGTTGGAAATCCTGGTGTAAGAAGTGATGTATGTTATGCCACTAATGGTGTGAAGGAATGGTTCAACGGAAAGTATTATGACTTTGACCCGTTTTATTTAACAGGACAGACAGGAACTTTCCCACAATACACATCAAGATTTTTAACCAATTCCCCAAGAACAAGATACATTCGTCAGGGTGATTACGCATTATTAGCGGCGTTGAATTGGTTTGATACTACAACTGACTTACCTGCTCGTGAAATCTATTCAGGTTTATTCACCTTCTATAATGAAAGTGATGTTGTGATTTCAACAGGTAGAACCTATAATGTAGAAAGCCTATGTGGAACAAGACCTAATTGTTCTTACTACGATGGATTTTGGGACACCCCTACAAATTGGACGGAACAACAAGTAGTTTATTTGGGGGTAGGAAGTCCTAACCTTGAAGAACACGGAATAAACATTCCAGCAACTACGAAATACTACAAGGTTGAATTGGAAGGGACACTATCCCAACCGACACCACCGACCCCTGAAATTGATAATTTTGATGGTTGTAGTTGTGGTGAATACGAAGCGTTTAATCCACCATTAGCAATTGATAGTGTTGAAATAGAATACCTATCTTGTTTGGGTGAAGTAAGTTATATTACAATCGCTCCAAACACTTATGGTAGATGGTGTGCTTGCCAAAACACAAACATCATATCTTTAGGGGTTGAAATCCCAATTACTTATATTGGTATTTGTAATGATTGTGTTTGTAAGACATATTCAGTATCAAACAGCGACCCTGATTTTTCTTTTTCATATACAGGACTTACTTGTTCGGGAGCAACAAGTTTTACAGGTTCAGTAGCCCCCGACACCACAATTCAAGTGTGCGGTTGTGAAGGAAGTGTCGCAGGTTCTTTACTAACTATTACTGAACTTGGGGCTTGTCCTTTACCATTCGTGGCTGATTGTAGGGAGTTCGCAGTTGATACAAATGTGGGTTATGTTTTAGATATTACCTATACGGGTTGTTGTGGAAATGAACTTACAATATCAGTTCCCCCTGCGGTTTCTGTTGTGTTATGTGCCAACAATCCATTCCCTACTTCTGTGTTATGGAATAGCACCAATTTAAGTGCTTGTTCCCCTACACCTTGTCCTACGCCGACACCTTTACCTACCCCTGATAGTATCCCAACAGGACAACCAATCGTGGCTGTAAATGTCTGCGATGGTGGTGTAATGTTCTTCCGTTATTCAGGTGATACAATCGCAGTAGGTCAATTTATCAATTATGAAAATACGATTTATGAAATTACCGAAATCGGTGGTGGTGGATTTATTCAACTTACAGACCCTTTTGTGTTTGATACTGAAGCATCAGCATTATCATCGTTCCCTTGTCCCCTTACTACAACTGGTTCTTGTTTAACAACAACCATTATTAGCGAACCATTCTATTTTTACTACGATGATATTTGTAGTCAAGGAAATAGGGTTGTGTTCTTCTTAAACAAGTTAGGTGCTTGGGACAACTATAATTTCAGGGCTCGTGAAGATGTGGGTTATTCTGTTGAAAAACAAGTAATCCAAACCAACCCTGAATTGTATTCTGCTGGTTGGGACACACCATCTTACTTTGGTTGGAATAGTGAGCGTTCAGTATGGAGCCAACTTGTAGGTTCAAGTGGGGTTCTTTATACTGACTACTTACCACAGGCGGAAAGTTTATGGTTGAGCGAAGAACTAGTCCAATCCCCTTCAGTTTATTTGGTGGGTGATAATGGGGT